GGTGCCCTTGAAGACAGCGCAAACCTCACTTTTGATGGTACAGTTCTTGCATTAACAGGCAATCAAACCATCACGGGAACTCTTGATGTTGATGCCCAGGCAATCTTTGATGACATCACAGTCTCGGCTGCTGCAACCATCACTGGTGCTCTGGATGTAAATGGTGGAGCAGACATTTCTGGTGGAGAAACCGTTCTTTCATCCGCCACTGTTAGTGACTTAACAGACAACCGTATTGTTCTCGCGGGTACTTCAGGTGCTCTTGAGGACAGTGCAAATCTGACATTTGATGGTTCTGTCCTTGCATTGACAGGTAATCAAACCATCACTGGAACTCTTGATGTTGACGCTCAAGCAATCTTTGATGACATCACAGTTTCTGCTGCATCAACATTTGCGGGTGTCGTTGACATCAACAACAACGTAACCATCAGTGGAACTCTTGATGTTGATGCCCAGGCAATCTTTGATGATGTAACCGTTTCGGCCGCAATGACCGTAACAGGTGCCGTTGATTTCAATGGTGGCCTCAACGTTTCTGGTGCAGAGACCATTCTTTCTTCTGCAACCGTAAGTGACCTTACAGATAACCGTGTTGTTATTGTTGGTAGTTCTGGTTCTCTTGAGGATGATGCGAACTTTACCTTTGACGGTTCTGTTCTTGATGTTAATGGTATCGTTGACGCAGGAACCGCAGTTCGTTCACCAGTTGGTATTGTCACAACCCTGACAAGCACCAACGCAACCATCACCGATCTTAACGTCACAACAGACGCTAGAGTTGGTGGTGCGTTGACTGTGACTGGTGACCTCACAGTTGAGGGTACTTTTACCACTATTGAGTCAACGACTGTCACGGTAGCGGATAAAAACCTTGAACTTGGTACTACCGCAAGTCCAAATGATACTACAGCCGATGGCGGTGGTATCACACTGAAGGGTAGCTCCGACTACAGTATTGTTTGGAGAAACGATACGGATTCTTGGGAATTCAACCAACACGTATCTCCAGACGCTGATGATGGTTTTGATCTTGGTAGATCTGGTCAGGAGTGGAGAAACCTCTTCGTTGATGGTCTTGCCGAACTGGATGATGTAAACGTATCCGCAGCTGCAACTATCGCAACTGTTGATATCAATGGTGGTAACATTGATGGTACAACCATTGGTGCTGCATCAACTGCAGCAGGTACATTTACCACACTGACTGCTGGTACAATCGTAACTGGTGGTCGTCTTGATGCTGGTGAGTCCACGTTCTCTTCCCTGAGAGTAACTGGTGTTTCTACCGTTGCAACACTGTTCTTCTCAACAGGAACCAATACGAATGGTGTTGGATTCTTTGATGCAAATGGACAACTGCAATCAACCGCAACTCCCTCTGCAGGTATTCAAACATCTAACTTTATTTTAACCACGAACGCTTCTGGCGTTCCTTCATGGACTGATACAATTGATGGCGGACAATTCTAATATTGATGCGAATATTGTCATTGAAATCGCATTAAACAAAGTAATTGAATTACAGAAACAAGTAATCCTGATGGAGTCAAAATACATAACACTCCAACAGGATTACAAAAAAGTGCAAATGGAATATCAGGTTCTTAAGAGTAAATCTGAAGAATCTGAGAAGTGGGATGCACCTTCCACTACCACCAGAAAAACGACCACTAAATAGTAAGAAGCTAGTTGTATATTCATGGCAAAACCTAGCACTAGACAAGAACTGATTGATTATTGCCTCAGGCAGCTAGGTGAGCCTGTTTTGGAAATCAACGTTGACGAAGATCAAATTGATGATCTTGTTGATGATGCAATTCAATATTTTCATGAGAGACATTTTGATGGTGTTGAGAGAATGTATCTCAAACACAAAATCAGTCAATCTGATATTGATTCTGCAAGAAGTAACGTAGTAGCTACAACTGGCGTAAAGTCTGACACTTTTGATCCCCAGAAGTCAGGGATTTTAAATATCAGTGCAAGTAATATTACTATTCCGAACCATGGACTTATTACAGGGTCTCCTGTTTATTATAGTTTCGGAGCAGGTTGTACTTCCATTGGTATCGCAACTACTGCACTTGCTGGGGTAGGAACAACTAGTACTCTTGGTATTTCCACAGACAGTGTTCTTCTTTATGCAATCGCGGATAACAGAAATCAAATCCGACTTGCAAGGAATACTACTGATGCAGCTAGTGGTGTTGCAGTAACATTCACTGGTAGTACTGGTATCGGATCAACACATTTCATTACCACAAAAACAGAATTTACAGAAGCAAGAAATTATATTGAGATTCCCGATCATGTTATCGGTATCAATGGTATCTTCAAGTTTGATGATAATACCATTACACAAAACATGTTCAGTATTTCTTATCAGATCTTCCTGAACGATGTTTATAACTTTAGTTCTATTGAGATGTTGACATACTCAATGACTAAAGAGTATCTGGAAACAATTCAGTTCTTGATAAGTCCAAACAAGAAAGTAAGATACAACAAACGAGGGAACAGATTATATCTAGATCTTGATTGGAAGGGAGTTGCCAAGGATGAGTATGTTGTTATTGATTGTTTCCGAGTATTAGATCCTTCTGAGAACGATAAGATATATAACGATAGTTTCTTGAAGAGATATCTCACCGCACTGATTAAGAAACAGTGGGGACAAAACATGAGTAAGTTCCAAGGAGTTAAATTACCTGGTGGTATTGAACTCAATGGTCGTCAAATTTATGAAGATGCCCTGAGGGAACTTGCAGAGATAAAACAGAGAATGACGTTTGATTATGAAGTTCCACCTCTTGACATGATCGGATAATGGCTCTTAATCCATTTTTTCAACAAGGTTCTGCATCAGAACAAAGATTGGTTCAAGACCTCATCAACGAACAGTTGAGGATGTTTGGTGTTGAAATCTATTACATGCCCAGAAACTTTCTGGGAACTAAAACAGTAATCAAAGAAAACGTTCTTGCGACTTTTACTGATAGTCATATCATTGAAGCATACGTTCAAAACTATGAAGGTTTCCAAGGTTCTGGAGACCTGATGACCAAGTTTGGTATTAGAACAACTGATGAATTAACACTTATAATTTCTCAAGAAAGATTTGAAGATTTCATCACTCCTTTTGGTGCAGACTTGTTAGACACAAGACCAAAAGAAGGTGATCTGATTTACTTCCCGTTATCAGATAGTCTTTTTGAGATCAAGTTTGTAGAACATGAGAATCCCTTCTATCAATTGGGTAAACTTTTCATGTATGAACTCAAGTGTGAGTTGTTTGAATATGAAGATGAGGTCATCAATACAACCATTGAAGAAATTGATAACAATGTAGAAGACAAAGGATATATTGCAACACTCACAATGGCTGGTGCAGGTGTAACTGCAACTGCAGTCGCTGGAATTTATACTGGTGCTGTTAATCAAATTATTCTGATTAATGATGGATATGGATACACCAGTCCTCCAGCCGTTTCCATCTCAACATCACCAAACGGATCCACATTAGCCAACGCAACAGCTGTAGCTATCACCACAAGTAACACTGGTTCTGGATCTACTACATTCTCTGTTAAACAGGTTTATATCACTAATACTGGTTACGGCTACACACAACCACCAACCGTTACGTTCAGTGGTGCTGGCGGGTCTGGAGCTAGTGCCAGGGCTGGTATTGGAACCACAGGTGTCGTTTATATTGCATCTCTTTCGGAACCTGGATCTTCTTATGTTGGTGTACCGAACGTTGCGATTACAACTTCACCTGTTGGACTCTCTACAGCAAATGCAACAGCTGTTGCGGTTGTAAGTGCTGCAGGAACTGTTTCTGGAATCAGATTGGTTAATGCAGGATTTGGTTACACTTTGGCACCAACGATTACAATTGCAAATCCAGAATCACTTGGGGCTGGAGTTGGAACAGGAAACTTTGTTCTCAACGAAGTTATCAAAGGAGAATCTTCACTCTCCACTGCTAGAGTCAAAGATTGGGATAAGGATACAAGAATTCTCAAGATATCTAACATCTCTGGAACCTTTAGTCTTGGTGAAGTAATCATTGGAAGTGCAACAACTGTAAGTCATCCTGGAATTGGAACTACTGGAAGATATGCAGTCAAGACCATCCAGTATGATGATCAATACGATACATACGCAGAAAATATTGTGATTGAAAATGAAGCTGATGATGGAGTGCTAGATTTCACAGAAATAAATCCCTTTGGGGAATTCTAAATAAACATAAAAACCAATGTTTGGCCAGTACTTCTATCATGAGATCCTGAGAAAAACCGTCATCGGTTTTGGAACTCTTTTTAATCAAATTGAAATCCGCCATTCTGACGATGCAGACAAAGTTCAGAGTCGCATGAAAGTGCCTCTGGCTTATGGTCCAATGCAAAAGTTCTTGGCCAAGATTGAACAACAACCCAATCTCAAGGGGAGATCGGCAATCACATTGCCACGCATGTCTTTTGAGATGACTGGAATCACATACGATTCCACAAGAAAAGCTTCAATCACACAAACTTTTAAGACGTGTGATTCTGGAACTCTGGCAAATATCAAAAAGGTTTATATGCCAGTTCCTTATAATATTTCATTTCAACTGAGTATCGCAACTAAGTTGAATGATGATATGTTGCAAATTCTTGAACAGATTCTTCCTTATTTCCAACCTGGACTCAATATTACTTTGAATTTGGTTTCCTCTATTGGTGAGAAGAGAGATGTTCCCAT